CTACGCATTACATCCATTGGTGGGTCTTTCGGTTCAAAAGGAGACTTCTTAAGCAGTTGAGCTGCTACTTTAGCCTGTGCCTTACTCTTAGCCGAAAAACCTAGGTTCAATGCATTACCTAGAAAATTACTTCCAGCTGACATTGCTAAATTTTTTAAATGATTTGCTACTTTACCCATATCTATTCCTTCTGACTAAATAGTCGTATAGTCTAATACTATTTATAATGAAAATGAAGAAAAGTTATAAGGGCATTTATAAACCACGTTATCCTCGTAAATATGTTGGAGATGTTAATAGAATAGTATATCGGTCTCTATTAGAGAGACGTTTTATGGTATATTGTGATATGAATCCAGACATAATACAATGGGCGAGTGAGGAGATTTCAATAAAATATGTATCTCCACTTGATGGCAGGTTACACCGATACTTTCCAGACTTCATAGTAGAGACGGCAAAGAAAAAACAATTTATGATAGAGGTAAAACCCTATCGTCAATGTTTGCCTCCTAAAAAGAAGAAGAGAATATCACGTGTATTTCTTTCCGAAAAACTAACTTTTGCTAAAAATCAGGCTAAATGGAGAGCGGCTAGAGCTTGGTGCAAATTGCACAAAATGGAGTTTAAAATATTTACAGAAAAAGAATTAGGAAAGAAATAAGATGGCAAAGAGAACATTATGGAGAGTCATAATCGTAAAAATAAGAATGTGGTACGCTGATATAAGAGGACATCACGGACACCGTTGGGATTATGAACCATCTGACCATTATATGGGCAGACATCCAAAGAATAGAAAATAAATTAAAATTAATTAACCTTTACCCATACGTAGAGCTAATGCACCAGAAATGGTGACTTGCTCTATAGGGTCTACCGTGCCGTGTAAAGGACCAACGGATATACTATTACTAGATTGTGATACGGTAGATGTATTTCCACCTTGTGTGAAGACTATATTATTTTGGCCAGAAGATTGTCTAAATTTCAAACCGTCTGCCTTTTTCTTTACGTCTTTTTCCTCTTTAGAAAATTTTACTGCACTATCTTTTAAATCTGGTATGGTTACGGTAGAAGAAACGTCACCTTGCGTATGAACACCACTACCCATATCAGCCGCCTTTTGAGCCAACTCTTTTAAATCTGGAAAGAATCTATATAATTTATCAGCAAACCAACCACTACCTGGTTCAGGCAGTATTGCACCAACCAAACTATCAAATATATCACCAAAGTTAGGCATTTTAATATTGTTAAATAGTTTTCCAAATTCAATACCAAATACAGCACCATTTTCTGGATTGTAAATCATATTTCTAAAACCTGTTAAGGTATCTTTTAGACCATCTAAACTAAATGATGGCAACTGCATAGTAAATAATTTTTTATCTTTATGGTCATAGATTTTCTTACCCCAACCTGTTAGTGTTTCTTTAACACCAGCTAAACTAAATTCAGGTAATTCCATACCAAATAATGTGCCTTCTTCTGCATTGTATATTTTGTTTCTCCAACCTTCTATTTTTTCAAATAGTCCATCTAAACTAAATTCAGGCAATTTCATACCAAATAATTTGCCTTCTTCACCGTCCCATATTTTCTTTTTCCATTCATCAAGTTTTTCTTTTAAATTATTAAATGGTTCAACAGCAAAATCTTCCCATTTATCAGTTATCCATTTAATTGCTGTATCAAACCCAGCTGTTATTGCAGCCTTAATTTCATTCCATTTATCTTTAACAAAGTCCCACGCATTCTCTATGCCAAATATTTCACCAACCTTATTAACTAAACCTATAAATGCATTTTTAATTACCGTAATTAACTTACCACCTATTTCTGAAAATTCTTTCTTTATATTTTTAAATGCTTTTTTAATTAAATCCATATCACCGGTAACTATGCCTATAATTAAATCTTTTACAAATACAACACTTGACCAAAGACTAGATAAAGAGGCCTCAACCAAACCCACGGCAATTGCAAGACCAGAACCTATTGACGCCAATGATGTTTTGATTATAACATCCATTACTTTAGCAATTGCGTCAAATAATGGTTTTAATTTAACTAAACCTCTTTTAATACCATCAATAGCAGGTGCTAATGCCTCACCAATTTCTTTTGAATATTTTACTAATAACATTATACCTGTAATAACCAAACCAATAGGACCTGCTCTACCTAATAATGGCCATAACCTAGTTAGAGGTGCCAATAGTTTTGCAAATCTACCACCTTTACCAAACATTTTAATTAGAGGAGCAAATAATTTCTTTGCCCATTTAGCAAGTTTTTCAAGACCAAGAAATGCTAATAAACCACCTGTACCAAATATTGATTTTTTCTTTTCATCTAAATCATCACCGCCATCACCTATGCCGCCTGCTCCAGGTTTTACTTTTGGACCACCTTCTGCATTCATTTCACGTAAAGCAGCCGCTTGGTCTCTCGCTGACTTCTTATCAAAGGATAACATATCAGCAATTTTATCTCTAACTTCTTCAATTGCTTTTAATGAGCTTTTAGATATTAATCTGATTTGTGTTAATACGTCAAATTGCTTGGTTTCAATTTGATTATCATTACTGGCTACTGCGCCTGCACTACCTGTTAAAGATTTGCCTACGCCACCTGATATTGTTTCTACTACTGCTAATGCTGTTGCCATTATTCTTCCTTCTTGTCTTCACAATTGCATTTATTACAAGGACATATATCCAAATATTCGTCTATATGTTCTTGTCTATCACAATGACAATCGTGGTAACAATTTCTACAATCCATTATGCGTCAACTTTAATTTCTTTTTTCTTTGCTGGTTTGCTGGATACTTTACCACTATTTACATATAACCCAAACCAAGCCGCACCTGCACCAACAACTACTGATACAAATCCTGCTTGAGCATTATTAGGTTCTGGTAATGCCATAAACCAATTCATTGTACTATAAAATGCATAACAATATAACCCCATCATTAATCTAGGTATCATTCTCCAATTTGATAGTACGTGTGGAATTTCATCTGTAAAAAACTCCCATACCATTTTAATAGTATCAATGCCTGTCTTTTTTGCCTTTGATATACTTTCTTCTAACATATTATTTCCTCATCTTAGCGCTTTGTTCACGCATTTTATCGTTTTCCTCTTTTATGTGCTTTTGTAAAAGGGACACATATATTTCCCTCTCCCAAGGTAACATCATTTCTAATTCGGTTAACGAATATTTATGGTGTTGCATTAAAGCAAAGTTAACCGAGTAATAATTTTCTAGGTTGTCGTGAGAGAGGGCGATACGAAAAAATCGCTTAGTCCATTCAACACTACCTTACTTTTCACCTTGGTTTTTGGATTCTCTACCTCAATTTCGTGTGATAGTTTAGGCATAGTAGCAAAAAAATCTTGTATTTTGCCAAACGCCTTTGAATCCAAACTCTCAATGAATTGATTTAACTCTTCTGGTTTATAATCAACTGCATTATGAGATTTGTCTCCTTCATATATTTGGTAAATTGATTTACCAATTATTTCAAAGAGTTGTTGTGTTCTCATACCCTTTAAATTGGCAGTTGGATCAACTGCATTTATTGTAGGGTACTTCATAATAATGCCTAATTTTTTGGCCTCATCAAGGACAATTTTATTTGTATGCTTGTCATCAACTTGAACCTCCACTTTAGACAAATCAACCTCTTTGGTTACAAAAGTTTCATTGTCATCCGGACAACGTACTTTTATTTTTGCCACTTCACCAACTGATTTAGACCTAATTTGTAAAAATATATATTCTAAATCAAAAGTTGGCAACTCATTCACATTTACTGACCCAAAGGTACAAGTGTGAACTATTTGCTTTAGAGCCTCAACAATTTGTTTTGTTTCTTCTGACTCTAGCGCCTGTAATAAAACCTTTTCCTCTTTAACGAGGAAAGCTCTGTATTTTATTTTAACGTCTTGACTTGGAAGTGTCAACTCATATGTCGCCGCTTCAAGTATTGGTAATGCCATAATTTATCTCCTTATTAATAATTATAAAAACGGTGGAAATACTCTTCCTCCGGTTACTCTACCTATTGGTAGATTTCGTTTAATTGTTCCTAAAACGTCTCTACCTGCTCGTCTTATTTCTGGTGGTAACCTATTTAGTATGCCACCAAATAATCCAAATTCTTTAGACGCCTTGATAGTAGGTATATCACCGTGTGATTTACCAACCGTTGCGCCTGAAATTTCATCTATGTGTAAGTTTCGCCAATTTCTATATTTCAAAGTTACCGGCACTTGTAAATATGGTAAGTCCATTTCTAACATTGCTAATGGAATACCATCAATTAC